CTTCAAGAACCAAAAGGAACTTGATGACTTTATGAAGTGCTGCGATCCAGAGACAGGTTATCTATATTTCATGGATAACTTCTTCATAATCCAGCATCCTACTAAGGGTAGTATGAACTATCACCCCTGGGAGTTCCAAGAACGACTGATTGATACATACCATCGCTATCGTTTCTCTATCTCACTGATGCCTAGGCAGTCAGGCAAGTCTACTTCTGCCGCTGGTTATCTGCTTTGGTACGCTATGTTCGTTCCAGACTCTACTATTCTAATTGCAGCACACAAGTACACCGGTGCACAAGAAATTATGCAGCGTATACGATATGCGTATGAAAATTGTCCAGACCACATTAAAGCTGGCGTAACCACTTACAACAAGGGTTCGCTAGACTTTGAGAACGGATCACGCATTGTGTCTGCTACTACGACTGAAAACACAGGTCGTGGTATGTCTATCACACTTCTATATCTTGACGAATTTGCTTTCGTCCGTCCTTCAATCGCACAAGAATTCTGGACTTCTATCACTCCTACTCTATCAACTGGTGGTAAGGCAATCATCACTTCAACTCCAAACAGTGACGAAGACCAGTTCGCTCTTATTTGGAAAGGTGCAAACAAGACCGAAGACGAATTCGGTAATACTACTGAGTTAGGTGTTAACGGCTTTAGAGCATTTAGAGCATACTGGACTGAACAACCTGGTCGTGATCAAAAATGGGCTGATGAAATGAAAGCTCAACTCGGCGATGACAGATTCAATCGTGAAATCGGTTGTGAGTTCATCATTGCAGACGAAACACTAATCAATCCAAACACATTACTCATGCTTGAGGGCATTGAACCTAACAATAGAATGGGACAAGTGCGCTGGTATAAACTACCTGAGAAAGGTAGACTGTATGTAGTAGCTCTTGACCCAAGTCTTGGTACAGGTGGTGACCCTGCTGCTATTCAAATCTTTGAAGCAAGTACTACTACTCAGATTGGTGAGTGGAAACACAACAAGACTGACATACCTAGTCAGATTAAATTACTTGCTGAGATTTGTAAGTATATCTCAGAAAAAACCAAAGAACCAAACAATATCTACTACTCAATAGAAAACAATGGTATTGGACAAGCTGCTATCGTATCACTAAACGAATACGGTGAATCAAATATACCGGGCGTCTTTATTAGTGAATCAGGTAAAGGTAAACGCGGATTCACTACTACTAATAAGCCTAAGCTTGCTGCTTGTGCTAAGTTCAAGACATTGCTAGAGTCAAAGAAGATGACTATTCACAGCCGTTCTCTTATTAGTGAGTTGAAGGCGTTTGTTGCGTCTGGCGGAAGCTATGCAGCTAAGATAGGGGACACCGATGACTTAGTAATGTCATCCCTATTAGCAGTTAGAATGATGACCCAGTTAGCAGACTATCACGGTGATCTAGAAAGTCAAATGCGTGACCATGACGAAATTATTATGCCACTACCATTCTTTGCCGTCTTCAACTAATTTGGCATAAATATCTATATGGCACAAGACACTGAAACCTTTAATAGCGAACTTTATGACCTTCTCAAAGTAAGAGGTTATAAACCTGTTCCACTCAACTCACAAAATCAACGTGTTGGTGCAAGCCAACAAGCAGATGTTATTGAATTCACCTTTACAAAAGACGGCGAAGACTATGGTAAAGCGTGGATTAGTGTTGATGATGCTAACAATCTAAAAGTTTATTTTGACAATGAACAACAAGATAGTCCAGACACCAAAACACCGGGTGTAGATTATGATGATACTTGGACTGGATTACTTAAGAATTTAAAGAGCTGGGCACAGCGCAGACAATTAAGTTTTGATTTAAAGAACAAAGATCGTTTAGGCGATGATATGCGCCAGAGGGATTTCTACAAGATGAAAGAAAAACTAGGAGAAAGCTATCATCCAATGGGTAAAAAAGCAAGTTACAACGATGCTGTTCCCAATGTAAAGATAGTCTTACAACACAACCGCGCACTTGAAGAAGGCGAACAGCGTTATCGTAATGTAGCTCGTATCTTCCTTGAAAACGCTGACGGCGAAAGATTCCTAGCTCCAACAACTCGTCCGGGCATTGCTCGTGTATATGCTCGTCATATCGCAGAGGGCGGTGTTCCTAATGATGAACGTTGGAACCACATTAAAACAGTTGTAGAAGATTACAACAAGATGGCTGGCTTTGTTCGTGCTACACGTAACGGTCAGTTTAATGAATCGGCTCTAGAACTTGTAAATGAAGGTGTAAATCACTACAATAACCTTCGTGAAACATTAAAGAAGATGTCAGGACATAGAGGTTATCACGCTTACTTTGAAAGCTGGACTCCTACATTAATGGAAGGTGAAGGAGAAGACTTGAGTGAAATGTTTATGTCACAAAGTCTTGATCCTCGCATTGAAAGTGCTATGCCAATATTATCAAGACTTAAGAAGCCTGTCACTGAAATGGAAGAAGTGGATAATCTTGCTGAGTGGGCAGATGATATTATCAACGAAAAACTAGAAATGGATTCTACTACAAAATCTATGGCAGTTCCTGCTGATGAGATGCTTGATGAAGCTCCCGGTGCAGAAACACTATCACATAATCAATCTACCGAAAAAAAAAATCTTAAAGCATTTGGGTTAGCAGAAGAAACCGAAGAAGAGCCACCGATCGGTAAAGGAAAAAAAGCTTACGTTGTTACCGCAGCAGACGGAAAAAAGGTAACAGTATTAGCTGATTATGAATGGCAAGCAAAAGATACTGCACAAAAACATTGGAAACTCGCTACGGATGCTGGTATTCGTGTCACTCCAAAAGTTGCTCCTGCAGCTACTGGTACAACTGATACACCTCCTCCAAATAATACAGGTGCTGCATACACACAAGCAACTCAAAAAGCAACGGGGAATGATACCGAAAAGCAAGCTGAACCAACTACTACTTGGCAACGTGTAAAGCAAGCAGTTCAACAGAACTGGAACGTGCCGGGCGGACCAGACTCAACTGCTGGTTTAGCAAAAGCACTCGGCGGCGTGTTTGGTGTTGCTGAGGGTGATGTTGTCCCATTCAAAAAGAAACACGATGATGAAGACGATGATAGCTGGATTCCTTCAGTAGATGACTTTGAACAGGAAGAAAAAAACCGTAATCGCAAACGCGGCCCTGCAAATGATATTGATGAGGAATTAACACCTGTCCCGTCAGGACATAAAGGTCTTAACAGGCAACAAAAAGCAGCTGGTCAAGTAGGTCCAACTGAAAAGGCTAAGAACATTAGTCCAGTCTTAGGCAAACCGCAAAAAGAACACCCGTTCAACGGCAAACTAGTAGGAGCAGAATCAACCGAAATTGATCCAGAACTAGCTCGTATCATGGAAATTGCCGGCATCAAATCAAAATAACATTTTGGGCGCATAGTGTAATATATTAATATATTATACGCCCAATTCTATTGTAAATACATTGCACATGAGTTATAACAGACTTATGTGTAGTTGTCTCCGACAGCGAAACATTAAAACACATATAAAAGCTCAACTTAGGCACATTTAAAAAGGAGAAAACAAAATGGCAAGTCTAGCAGAAATCCGGGCTCGTTTGGCAGCCCAAGAAAATAAATCTCAGAGTGGCGGAACCCGCACTCAGTCTGATAACGCAATCTATCCCCACTGGAATATCTCAGAAGGTTCAACAGCAACCATTCGTTTGCTGCCCGACGCAGATGAATCTAATGAATGGGGTTTCTGGGTAGAGCGTCAAATCATCAAGCTTCCATTCAATGGGGTCAAGGGTGACGCTAATGTGAAGCAGATCACAGTTCAGGTTCCTTGCGTAGAAATGTACGGCGAGAATTGTCCTGTTCTCGCAGAAGTTCGTCCTTGGTACAAGGATGACACTCTTAAGGACCTCGCTAATAAGTATTGGAAGAAGCGTTCGTACATCTTCCAAGGGTTTGTTCGCACTAACCCACTTGGCGATGATGTTACTCCGGCGAATCCTATTCGACGTTTTATTATCTCCCCTCAAATCTTTACTATCATCAAGAGTTCGCTTCTTGATCCAGAAATGGAAAATATTCCAACTGATTATGTAAGCGGTCTCGATTTTAACATTAAGAAGACTAGTAAGGGTGGGTATGCTGATTACTCAACTAGTAACTGGGCCCGTAAGGAAAGCTCATTGACAGAAGCAGAACTTGCTGCTATCGATGCACATGGTCTTTATAATCTTAAGGACTTCTTGCCGAAGAAGCCAAGCGAAGCAGAACTTCGTATCATTAAGGAAATGTTCGAAGCATCGGTTGATGGTCGTCCTTATGACAATGATCGTTGGGGCGCATACTATCGCCCTTATGGTCTTGAAGCTCCAGCTGGTGCTACTCAGGCTGAACAAAAGGCTCCGGCTACATCTACTCCTGAGGCTGCGCCAGCAACATCTAATGATGTTCCTTGGGAAAAGGATGCTCCAGCAGCAGCCGCAGAACCAGTAGTTGTTCCTCAGGAATCAACTTCAAGCGACAAGGCGCAGGATATTCTTGCAATGATCCGCGCTCGTCAAGCTAAGTAAATCTTGGCACGGGGGAGGGAAACCTCCCCCATATTGACACGGAGATTCCCCATGACAACAGCAGAAGATAGATATAGAGCTATCAAACAAAGTAGAAAGATGTTAGAGGAGCTTTGCGATCCAGGCAAGACTCCGCGAGTCCCGAGCATGGTCAGAGACCGTGCCCGATCAATCCTCAAACATTTTCCAACTGACTATGACCTGGATCGTCTCTCGGAAAATAGTCCCGAATTACTTGAAAAAAATTCGCAGAATGATAAGCTCTTAAAAATTATTAGATAGGATATAAAATTGGCAAAACCTTTTGACATTTCAAAATTTAGAAAAGATATTACTAAGGCTATTGACGGTCTTAGTATCGGATTCAATGATCCAACTGATTGGATCAGCACAGGCAACTATGCATTAAATTACCGCATTAGTGGTGATTTCAACAAAGGTATTCCGCTCGGCAAGGTTACAGTCTTCGCCGGCGAATCAGGTGCAGGTAAATCCTACATCTGTTCAGGAAATATCGTAAGACACGCTCAGCAACAGGGCATCTTTGTTGTTCTGATTGACAGCGAAAACGCACTTGACGAAGCATGGCTTCATGCTCTTAGCGTTGATACTAGCGATGACAAGCTACTCAAATTAAATATGGCAATGATTGATGACGTTGCTAAGACCATCAGCGAATTCATGAAAGGCTACAAAGCCATGAATGAAGAAGACAAGCCCAAGGTTCTGTTCGTCATTGACTCGCTCGGCATGTTGCTCACTCCGACTGATGTTAATCAGTTTGAAGCAGGTGATATGAAG